GAAACTGGCTTTCGACCGCGCGCTGTTCGTACACCTAAAGCCTTGGCTGGTGAAGGCGAACTTCTCGGAAGAGGAGTTGGAAAAATTCGAGCCATACGGGCAAGGAACGCTGTCGATGACGCCAGCGTTGCGTGAGCTTGAAGTGAAGTTGCTGGGCAAGCAGTTGCGCCACGGCAATCACCCGATTCTGGAGATGTGCGCGAAGAACGCCAAGGTCGTGGGCGACTCTGGCGCGCGGAAGTTTGACAAGAAAAAGGCGCGGGGCCGCATCGACGGGATGGTGGCCCTCGCGATGGCCTGCGGCGTGATGCCACTCGCTGAAGACGAGAGCGCGCCGGGCATCCACGTTTACAACTGATTGACTCAAATATGCAACTCTTGAACGCTCTGACGGGGTGGGCGAGGCGTTCGCCTGCGCCCGAAGTTGAGCGGGTAGAGCCGCGCGTGGAGCCGGTCGCGCAGTCATCTTCGTCCCTGCAATGGGGCGGCGTCGACTGGAACGAGTGGGTGCGCGGCAACGTCGGCGCCGCGGCATCCGTGGGCGTCAACGAGAAGTCGGCGCGCTCTGTGGCTGCTGTCACTGCCTGCGTGAACCTCATCGGCGGCTCGATTGCGTCCATGCCGTGCCATCTGTATCGCCGCGCTGAAGACGGCGAACGCGAGTCCTACAAGTCGGACCTGTGGTGGCTGCTCAATGAGCGGCCCTTCGCCAACTGGTCGGCCGCGGCGTTCTGGGAATACCTGATCGCCTCGCGTCTGTTTCACGGTGACGCCTTCGCGCGCATCCATCGGGCCTCTCGGCTGAGTCCCGTGATAACCGGCCTCGAGCCGCTGCACCCGGTGCACCAGGTCGAGGTGAATGCCGTTGGCGGGCGGCTGCGCTACACGGTGCGCGATGTCGACGGCAAGCTCGAAGGCGTCTTCGATCAGGACGACATGCTGCATGTGTCCGGCCCGGGTTATGACGGCGTTCGGAGCCTTTCGCAACTTCAGTACGCCCTTCGCACCGCGGCCGGCATCGCCAGCGTGGCCGACCAGCAAGCGGCCGGGTTCTTCGCCGATGGCGCGCGCCCCGACTTCGCGATCGAGATCCCGAACAAGCTGACGCCGGAGCAGGCCGAGTTGTTCCAGAAAACTTTCAAGGAGCGCAACAGCGGCAACACGTCGGCGCGCACCCCGGTCGTGCTGTCTGGCGGCGTGAAGCTGCACCAGTTGACCCTCTCGTCGGAAGACGCCGAGTTGCTGTCGACGCGCGGCTTTCAGATCGAGGAAATCTGCCGCGCGATGGGTGTCCCGCCTTTCATGGTCGGCCACAACGAGAAGACGACGAGTTTCGGCAGCGGCATCGAGCAGATGTCCATCGGCTTCGTGAAATACACCCTGCAGCGGCATCTGAACGCCATCGAGCAGGAGATGAACTTCAAGTTCTTCAAGACCTCGCGCAACTTCTGCGAGTTCGTGACTGCCGGCCTCGAGCGTGGCGACACGAAGACCCGTTTCGAGTCCTACCGCATCGCCATGGGCCGCGCTGGCGAGCCCGCGTGGATGGACGCGCACGAGGTTCGAAAGCTGGAAAACCTCCCCTACGACGCGAAATTCGACAAACAACCCACTCAGGGACCAGATGAAACACCTCCTAAAACTGCTGGCTGACAACCGGAAGGCGCCCGCAAAGCGCTTCGAAGTCGTCGCAAAGGGCGATGAGGCCGAAGTCTTCCTGTACGACGCCATCGTCAGCACGGAAGCCGAGGCCGAATGGTTCGGCGGCGTCGCCCCTGAGTCGTTCGTCAAGGCCTTGCGCGCGATCGACGCCAAGACCATCAATCTGCGGATCAACAGTCCGGGCGGCAGCGTCTTCGCGGCGCGCGCAATCGAGCAGGCGCTGCGTGATCACCCTGCAAAGGTCATCGCCCACATTGACGGCCTTGCTGCATCCGCCGCGACCTTCATCGCCATGGCGGCCGACGAGGTCGTGATGGGCAAGGGCGCGCTGTTCATGATTCACAAGGCCTGGACAGGCATGTACGGCAACGCCGACGACATGCGCGCCGAGGCGGATCTTCTCGACAAGATCGACGGCACTCTGGCAGGCACATACGCCGAGCGCACGGGCAAGACCGCCGATGAGGTCGCTGCATGGATGGCTGCTGAAACCTGGTTCACCGCTGACGAAGCGGTTGAGGCCGGCTTCGCCGATCGCGTCGCCGAGAGCGCATCCGCGAAGACCGAATGGAACCTGAGCGCCTATGCCAAGGCGCCGCAACAAGCGCCCGCCGATGAGCCGGCGCCGACCGCCCCCGTCATCACGCCGGCAGAGCCGGCACCCGAACCCCGGCCATCCGTCGATGCCGGCGCGCTCCTGCGCCGTCTCGAAGTAGCCGCAATGACTGTGTAAGCGCTCCCGCGCCAAGCAGAGAGCCGCCCACCCGGGCGGTTTTTTTATTTCCGAAAGGTAAATCAAGATGCAAAGCATCCAAGCCCTGCGGGAGCGCATCGCTACCCGCGCCCAAGAAGTCCGCACTCTCGTCGAGAACAAGAACACGGATTGGAAGCCGGAACACCAGGCAACCTACGACGCCGGCATGGCCGAGATCGATGACCTGAAGGCTCAAGTCGTCCGCATCGAAGCCTCGCTGGCCGCCGATAAGGATGCCGGCCAAGAGAACGCCATCGACCGCGCCGCAGAGCGCCGCGGTTCCGAAGTCGGCGCCACCAAGCGTCAGACCGAGCTCTACGCCAAGTTCCTGCGCGGCGGCGAGAAGGCGATCACCGCCGACGAGTGGCGCGAGATCCGCGCGACCATGAGCACCACGACCCCGGCTGAAGGTGGCTACTCGGTTCAGACCGAAGTCGCCTCGCGCCTGATCGACTCGCTCAAGGCCTTCGGCGGCATGCGCGCGGCTGCGACCGTCCTGCGCACGGCGATGGGCAACGACATGTCGTTCCCGACCTCGGATGGCACCTCGGAAGTCGGCGAACTGATCGCTCAGAACACGACCGCGACCGCCGCTGACCCGACGTTCGGCACCGTGGCCCTGTCGGTCTACAAGTTCAGCTCGAAGATCGTTGCTGTGCCGTTCGAACTGTTGCAAGACAGCGAGATCGACGTCGCCGCCTTCGTCGAGAAGCGCCTGGCGCAGCGTCTCGGCCGCGCCACGAACACGTACTTCACCACCGGCACCGGCACCAGCCAGCCGCGGGGCGTTGTCACGGGCGCCGGCTCCGGCAAGGTCGGCACGACCGGCCAGACTCTGACCGTCATCTCCGACGACCTGGTTGACCTGGTTCACTCGGTGGACCCGGCCTATCGCCAGGGCGGCACCTGCAAGTTCATGATGAACGACTCTTCGCTGAAGGTCATTCGCAAGATCAAGGACACCGCAGGCCGTCCAATCTTCCTGCCCGGCTATGACGGCCTCGGCAAGGCGATGGGCGACAGCGTGCTCGGCTACGACGTGGTGATCAACCAAGACGTCGCCGTCATGGCTGCCAACGCGAAGTCGATCCTGTTCGGCGACTTCTCGCTCTACACCATCCGCGACGTGATGGCCGCGCAACTCTTCCGCTTCGAAGACTCGGCCTACGCCAAGCTCGGCCAGGTCGGCTTCCTGATGTGGATGCGCGCTGGCGGCAACCTGCTGGACGGCGGCGCGGTCAAGTACTACGCCAACAGCGCAACCTGATCGACTGAGGCCCGGCTTCGGCTGGGCCTCAGTCGTTTCTAAAAAGGAACAACCATCATGGCAAAACCCAAAGTGGCCGAAGGCCAAGTGAAAGCGCGCGTTCTCGTCGACGGCGCATTCGGCAAGGTCAATGACATCGTTGTCGTGGACAAGGCCATGGCAGAGGCCGCGGGCGATCTCGACCCACATCCCGAGGCCGTCGCATACGCCGAGAGCATCGCCGTCGCCGATCAACGCGAGGCCGGACTCGAGTAAAGCATGGCGCTCAAGCTCCAGACCGCCGCGACCGTCCTGCCGGTGTCCTTGGTGGAAGCCAAGTTGCATCTGCGCGTCGGCGGCACGGACGAGGACGCACTGATCACGTCGCTGATCGGCGCGGCCACGCTGGACGCTGAGCACCTCATGGGCCGCGCCGTCATGCCGCAGAAGTGGCAAGTGATGCTCGGCGCCTTTTGCAGTTCCATCGACCTGCAGCGCCCGCCTGTGACGGGTGTCGACTCGGTGAAGTACGTGAACACGGCCGGAACCCTGACGACTATCGACCCAAGCGTCTACCAGTTCGTCAGCGGCAACGACTACACCGCGAGCGTCGTCCCTGCCTACGGGCAAGCGTGGCCGACTCCGCGAGTTCAACCCGAGGCGGTGCAAGTCATCTTCTCGGCTGGCTACACCGATGCCGCCGCAGTTCCCGAACTGATCAAGGCCTGGATCAAGCTGCGCGTCGGCGCGCTGTACGAGCACCGCGAAGCCTGGACGGTGGGACAGAAGATCGACCGGAACGAACATGTCGACTACTTGCTCGACCGCTACCGGACCTGGCTGCTATGAGGGCCGGACAGCTTCGCCACCGCCTCACGCTACAGCAGTTGGCAGCGGGCCAGGACGAGATCGGCCAGCCGGTCCAAACGTGGACCGACGTGGCAACCGACTGGGGCGACGTCCGCTTTCTGAAGGGTATCGAGGCCGTGAAGGCCGGCGCGTCGGTTTCTGTTGCGGACTGCAGCATCCGCGTGCGATTCCGGTCCGGCGTGACTGCC